TCAGAAGGCTAGCAAGGCGAGTACCGCAAAGTACCAGCGGGTTCTTAACCAGAATGTTAGAGGCCGGCTTTTTAATCTTCTGGTGTTTTGCGGTGCTATGCGTACTGGTCGTTGGGCTGGTCGCACGCTTCAGCCTCAGAATCTTCCGCGCCCCAAACATGAACCGTGGGACATAGCCCATGCTATCAAACGATTCCAGAAAGGAACGATTGAAGACTATGCACCGGATGATGTTCTTGGGCTTGCGAGCAGCGCTCTGCGTGGCCTCATTATCTCAGAGCCAGGTAGACGCCTCGTTACTGCGGACCTTGCGAACATTGAAGGCCGCTTCATGGCCTGGGTCGCAGGAGAAGACTGGAAAATAGCCGCCTTTGCCGCGTATGATCGCAAGGAAGGCCCTGATCTGTACAAGGTAAGTTATGCCAGAGCGTTCAATATCGACCCCAATGATATTGCGGATGAAGGCGATCAGCGCCGGCAAATCGGCAAGGTCATGGAGCTGGCGCTACAATACTATGGTGGCGTTGGCGCCTTCTGTTCGATGGCAGAGACATATGGCCTGCGTCTCGAAGACCTTGCGGTTGCCGCATGGCCCGTATTGCCGGATGAAGTTAAGCGCGAGGCTCAACAGGCTTGGCACCGCGCCGTCAAACGGCGACGCACCTACGGGCTGACAGAGCGGATATGGGTTGTCTGCCAGTCCCTGGTGTCGCTGTGGCGAGCTGCGCATCCGATGATCGTTGCTTTTTGGGAGGCCCTCGACAATGCGGTTAAAGACGCCATCCGTCACCCCGGCAAGCGGTTTGAAGCCGGCGAGCGAATCACCGTTGACCGTATCGGCAATTGGCTGCGGATCAAACTCCCCAGTGGCCGCTATCTCAATTATCCAGCCCCGCGAGTTAAGGTTGATGGGTACTACTCAAGTCGATCCTTTGTTGGCGTCGATCCGTACACCAAACAGTGGCGACGCATAGCCACATACAGCGGCAAAGATGCGGAAAACGTCTGTCAGGGCGGCTGCGCGGATATCCTCATGGACGGGTTGCTGGCGGCTGACGAGGCCGGCTACAACCCTGTGTTGAGCGTCCATGACGAGGGGATCACAGAGCCGCCCGACAGTGACGAGTACACCGCAGAGGGTTTGAGCCAATTGCTGGTAGCGTCATCGCTGTGGGCGGATGGCTTACCCCTTGCGGCCAAAGGCAAAGTTAGCTATAGGTACAGCAAATGAGCGACCAACTTAGCGGTCTCGCCAAGCAACTCCATGCGGCATTGAAACTATATCCTTGTCGCTGCCAGTTAGCCGGCGGTGCCAAGTGGCACTTGCGAGCGCAGCCGGAAGTGGAGAAAGAATGCGCCCGGTGCGTTGCGCTTCAGAGATACGAAGATTTTTGTTCACAGTCCAGCGGAGGCTCTGAGTCATGAGATACGAACCTACCTCCGTCGAATTTGAAGGCGCACCGTTACCCGTAGAGCAATGGACGCCATTGAAATGCATTCACTGCGGCAAATCCATCGGCTATCACTGGCAAACCGCCGAAGGCAAGCTGTTTTGCACGCGTGAAGTGACAGCTTCTGATGCCGACGTGAAGCATGGGTAAGCCAGAAGCCAGCGTCGAAAACTGTTTGGTTGCCGGCACCCTTGCGCGCGGCGGCTGGCCGGCCAAAATGGTTGATTCAGGCCGGCGCGGAGCGCCAGACCGGGAGCTGCGCTTTTTCAACCGCATCATCTTCGTGGAGACCAAAGCGCAGGGCGGTACTTTGAAACGGTGGCAAGCCGAGTATCACAAAGACCTGGGTAAATTGGGGTTTATCGTTCTCGTGTTGTGGACGGTCCCCCAAGTGGAGAAATTCTTCTCGGACTATGATCGAGGGGTGTATGGGTAAAATCTTGACCCCCTCGCCGCCGCAAATCCCCATGATCCAATTCATGCGGAAGGTTCCCCGTTGCGGGTTGTGGGCCGGCATGGGTATTGGCAAAACGTCTGCCGTCCTACTGGTGCTGGATATGATGCAACTTTTAGGGGAGATTGACGACAAGTACCCGGTGCTGGTTATAGGCCCCGCGCGGGTAGCGCGCGATACGTGGTCTGATGAAGTCGCCAAGTGGGAGAACTTTGCACACTTCAAGGTCGTTCCCCTTTCTGGCACACCAGCCGAACGCAGCGCCAAGCTGAAACAGAAGGCGCATATTTTCACCATCAGCTATGAGCTATTGCCGTGGCTGGTGGAGCAATGGCTAGCCAAGTGGCCTTATCGAGTGGTCATTGCTGATGAATTGGAACGGCTCAAGGGCTTCAGAGAAAAGGCACATCATGAAAAGCGATTCAAAAGCGGACACATCGGCACGGACAAAACGGGTGCGTCAGGTAAGAGGGCATATGCTATCGGGCGCATTGCTCACAATCTCACTGACCGATGGATCAATCTTGGAGGGACGCCCGCTCCCGCGGGACTTAAAGATTTATGGGGGTCCACGTGGTTTTTGGATAGAGGCGAGCGTCTTGGAAGAACGTTTACGGCTTTTAAGGAACGTTGGTTTCGCCTTAAATGGTCCGGAACTGGAATCGAGCCGCTGCCTTTTGCGGAAGCGCAAATCCACGGCGCGCTCGCAGACATTTGTCTCACGGTCGATCCCAAAGACTACTTCGATCTTAAAACCCCGATCGTCAACCACATCGCAGTCAAGCTGCCGCCGAAAGCCCGCGCGCTCTATGACAAACTCGAAAAAGAAATGTTCGTCAAACTCGAAAGCGGCGCGGATATCAACGCGCTTACGCAAGCGGGGTTGACCAATAAGTGTTTGCAAATGGCGAACGGCGCCATGTACACCACGCATCCCCAATGGGAGGAAACCCACCGTGCAAAGATCGAAGCGTTGGAATCGGTTGTCTCAGAGTCTGGCGGAATGCCACTCCTGGTCCAGACTTCTTTCAAATCGGACAAGGCCCGCATACTGGCTACTTTTAGAGGTAGCGTCGATCTGTCTACATCCAGCGGTCTTGAGCGGTTTAAGCGCGGTGATTCTCCTATGGGCCTTGCTCACCCTGATTCATTGGGGCATGGCATTGATGGCCTTCAGCATGTCACCAATCAACTAGTACGCTTCGGCCACGTCTGGAAGTTTGGCCCCACGACACAGATGCTGGAACGCATCGGGCCGATGCGCCAGCTTCAAGCCGGATTGGATCGCAACGTCTTCATCCACAATCTGGTAGCGGAAGATACGCTAGACGAAAACGTGTTGGAGGCCCATGTGAACAATTACACTGTGCAAGAGGCGTTATTGCTTGCGATGAACCGAAAGAGGAAACCATGACGACTGTCAACCAATTGAAAACTGTCAGTGAGACGGACCCCCACGGAGTTCTCGCGCTACGGATCGACGTGGTGCGATTTGCCGTTGCTTGGTATGACTCTTTGCAAGGGGAAGGGAGCATCGAAGATGCCGAACAGCAACTCTACCGGGCTATCCGCCGCTACAAGCATGCCGTGAAATGCCGCACAGCCCCCACTGCGCACCTGTACCGAGACGCCACCTGATGGATGTGCCGATCGTCAGCCTCGCGCCGGTCAAAGCCCCGTACCGGCCAACACGCAGCCCCAAAGGCCGCAAACGGGCAAGCCACTGCAAACGAGGGCATCCGTTGACCCCCGACAACCTCTATTTCTCGGGCAGCGGGGAACGGCGGTGCGAGACTTGCCGCGCTGCCGCGGCTGCGCTACGATCCATCCATGGCGATCGGTCCCATCGAAAAAGGCGCGATGCACCGCGATCTAGGCAAGAAGCCGGGAACTCCGATCACGCAAGCCGACATCCGCCGCGAGGCCAAAAAGGGTCCGCTTGGCGCCAAACGGGCCAATTTTGCTCGCATGGCAAAGCGGCACTTCAAGCCTCTCGGGGATGAGTTCGATGGCTGACCAAATCACTCAGGATGAGGATGGCCGCACCTACAAAAACGGGGTGCTTCAGGTTTCCACGGTGCCGTCCGCAAGCCCCGTAGACGCGCTCCACGCCATGATCGCAGCCCTAGCCAGGGCCTTCGCCCCGCCTCAGCTCACGCACCGCGCTACGCGCATTAACCAGGCTGTGGATGAGGCTTCCGGGGCCCCCCAAACGTCCCAACTGGGGGAGGCCATGGAGTAAGATGCCGGTACGATCGCAGGCGCAGCTTCGCGCCATGTACGCCGCCAAGGCCGGCAAATCGACGTTGGGTATCCCCAAAAAGGTCGGGGCGGATTTCGTGGCAGCGACGCCTGCCGGCGCGAAGTTGCCGGCGAAAGTCCCCAAGGCTGCCGCAAAGCCTCTAGGCGACGAGTTCGATTAAAGTTGCCTACCAGTCTGGGCGTGCTTTTGGGCCTGTTCCGGCGCAGGCCCAATGTGACTAGGCAACTGCACCGGCACAGGCCCTTGCAGAATTTTCAAGGGCCCGACGATCGACCCCCTGAGATGTAAGTGTAGGTCTGCACCGGGGCGTTTGCAACCGCTTGGACTGCGGCGGCGGTGCCGGGGTGTGACATGGCGGATGGAACGATCGGCTGTGTGGCCGGGTCTTTCTTCCCCGGCGAACTTTCGGTACTCATGCTCAAAATCCTCTCCTACGTCAAAAACAAGGCTTGTTCCGCCAGTCGGCGTCGCTTCAAGCCCGCATTTTCAACTCCGTTGATGTGATCCCACTTCGGAAACTCGGCCGCTGCCGCTGGTATGTTCCCGGTATTGAACGCCCGCAATAACGTGGAGTGTTCCTCTGCGCTTGCCCCCACATTGAAAGTGAAAGACACGAGGGCGTCAAACTCGTTTTGAGTGGGCATCAGCTCGAGCGATGCATTGACCGCATTGACGGCGGTCTGCGTGTCTTCGATGAACCACGCATCGGCTTGCTCTTGCGTGCAAGTGAGCCCCTCAACCACTTCAGGCCCGGTGTGCCCCCATCCAATCGTCCAACGTCCGCGCTGATCGAGATAAGCCACCAATCGGCATTCCTCGAAACTTTGGATTAGCTTAGTTCCCGCGTCACCGAGATTCATTGGGAGGCGCCTTCACGAGTGCAAGGTTGAACAGTTTCAGGTTGACTCCTTCCAATTGTCCGCGGATTTCCCGCAGCGCTTCGACGGTCGAGCTGTGCATTTGCATCTGACGTTGGGTTTCCACGAGGGCTCGCGCGTCAGACGCAGCCAGCGCTTCGGCCAATTCCTTGCGCGTCACCGCATGCTCTTTCAGCATTTTCACGTCTTTGGCGTAGCCCCTGACTACCCACCAAAATACGCCGAACAGTGGGGTTGTTATGTACGCTAGCGCACTTTGCCATGTCAAGGCTTCCGCGGTCGATTCAATGCTCACGGTTTTGGTACTCTCGCAGTGCAGCACTTATGTCGTCGGCCTTGCCTGCAAGAAGGTCCAGCAAGTGGGCGATATCTGGTCCTGCTGCCCCTGCCCCACTGCCACTATTTCCCGCAGGCACCGGCTGAAGATTTGCGGCGGGGGTGCTGGCACTTGCATCTCCGGGGTGAGTGGCGCCGGCTTTGGGCATGAAGCCACCGCTAGCGTTGGCTGCGAGGCACAACCTGACAGGTTGCACAGGATGACTGCTGTTATAAGCAATATTGTCGTTGACTTCTTTTTCATACGCTTGCTCCGCTGTAGTGGCTCTGGCTTGTAACTCTGCGGTCTTTGCTGCGGTGGCCGCTTTCAATTTGTCTGTGGCAACTGCATCCGCCGCCCGCTGGCGCTCGATCCCTACGTCAATCAAATGGTGCATGCCGGCAGCGACCGCTAGCGCCACTGCGGCAATAACGATCAGCTCTAGAGCCCACTGCGGCAGCTTCGTCCAGCCGAGAAGCATGGCGATCATTTTGAATCCTCCGTTTTCTGCGCCGTCCATTGCCGGCCACTGGTGCTGTAGAACTTGATGGTCAATCCAAAAACGCCAGTGACCGCGGTAATGACCCCGGTCACGAGCCCTGCATCTTGCACGGTGCGATCCGCAGTAGCCAAATGGAAATACCAGAATAGCGTGCGATCCGCTATGTAGATCGTCCAGTAGCCAAAGCTATAGAGGATTGAGCGGGGAACCACGCGCCAAGCGTCGAAGATTTCCGCCCAATCCATCCAGAGTTGTTTCGCCTTGAGTGCGCGAACTGCCGTTTGCTCCACATCCATTGCAAGATTCACGCAACTTCCCTGTTATGTGTTAGC